TTGGCAAGCATGAAGCCTGAAGACATGGCTCCGGGTGCTAAAGCTTTGGCTCCTGTTAACCCACTGTTGAACAGCAGGATGGATGTTGTTTCGCACGACATTGACTTCCAACGCAACAATGCTTTGAATGTTGCATGGAACAACTATCTTGCCAAGCAGATGCATTCCAATATTCGGAACATCAACCCTGAAGCTATTGGTGAGTTACGAGACAAATTCTTGAGTACACAGACATTCAAGGCCATCAATCGCACATACGATTATGAGCTTGATCGTGCCAAAGGCAAAAAGCCAGAACGTGAAGAAGGCGCTGTTTACGTTAACAGAAACAACCGTCTTCAAAAGTGGTCAAACGATGATTGGGAGCCAGTAAATGCTCGATGATATTGATTACAGCGATCTCTCATCTTCTGCTCAACCAGCAGAGGCCAAGCCAACAAAGAAGTCTACGATTGCTGATCGCAAGATTTCTTCTAAGGCTGAGAAGCCAAAGCCTGTTGATGTTGAGGCCCTGACCGAAAGGGCAACTCAACTTGAGGCTGGTCTTGGCGCTCCTCAGATAAGCGATCCATTGGCTGAGTATGGTCTGCCTGGTATTGGCGTACTAGGTGGCCTTGCTGCCGCTTATGGCTTGTATCAGGCATCAAAGAGCAAGCCTATTACAGGGCCTGTGATCCAAGCTCCTGCTGGTGCTGTACCGGCAGTTGATTACAACATCCCTGCTTACATGCGGAACCCTGCTGCTGCACCTGTTGCAACAACACCTGCTGCACCAACTGCTCCTGCTGCTCCAGACCGTCTACAACGTGCTGCTGAGATGATTGAGGCTAACCGTCAAGCAGGTCTTGGTGGTCAGCCTATGGCCCCTGTAGCGCCTATAGAAGCCGCTCCTATGGCTCCTGTTGCACCTGCTGCACGGGCTTATGTCGCACCTATTCCAATGACACCCGATGAGTTGGCTGCATCTTTTCGAGGTGAAGCGCCACAAGCTGGCCCTGCTGCACCTGCACCAATTTCAACTCCTTTGTCTTCGGCTCCTGTTGATGCTCCTGCACCAACGCCTAGTGCTGCTCCCAACTCTCCTGTTACGAGCATTGTTACTGACACCATCAAAGAATTGATTACTGAGGAAGACAAACCTGTCGCTCCTGAGTACCCCAAGAAGACCACATTTAAGTCGGTTGCAGACATTCCTCCGGGCTTTGAGTTCCGTCCTGATGTCGGCAACTTGGACCGTTCTATGGGCAACATTCTTGGCAAAGAACACCGTGAATATGCTCGGGAACTATTTGCAGGTGGAAATAAGTTTGGTCAATCAGCAAACCTGAACGATGATGTTTCCCGTCTGACTACGCAATACTTTCAGAATCTCCAGCAACAGATCCCAGAAACAATTCTTGGACGAGATGCCCGTAAGCTGCAAAACATCCCTTCTGAATTTGGCACGTTTTCAAAGAACACCAACTTTGGCAAGGGCGTTAAGGTCGGTGGTGTTGCAGGTACATTGTTTGCCATCTCTGATCTTGCTAACGCACAGACTGCTGGTCAACGTGGCATGGCAGGGGCTAACTTGCTTGAGGCTGTACTACCACCAGCCATGATGATGTCTGGCGCTGGTGAAGGTTCTAGCACTGTTCCTAGCGCTGATGCTGCTATGTTGTTGGGTAGCCCTTATGCCCAAACAGAGATTGCCAAGAAGCGTAGACAGCAGGAAGAATATACTCGCAAGGTTGGTGCTGGTCGTGGCATCGCTCCCCCATCTGCATACATGAGATAAATCATGGACAAAGAAGTATCACACGCAGAAATCTATGCTCGACTGATTACGGTTGAGGAAAAAGTAGATCGTATTGACCAAAACACACAAGGTGTAGTGAAAGCTTTTGAAGCTGCATCTGGTGCTTTCTTGGTTCTTGAAATGCTTGGGAAGATTGCAAAGCCTGTACTTTTTATTGGTGGACTTTTCATTGCTGCCGGGGTGTGGTGGCAGACTGTAAAAGATCACCTGAAATGAGAGAATTTGCCGAGGCTTTTGCAGCGGCAGTTTTTATTGTCGGTATCGTTGTTTGGACCGCCAAGGTTTTGTTTGAGGTGCTGAGATGATTGCAGAAATTGCTGCCGCTAATGCCGCTTTTGCGGTCATCAAAGCTGCTCTAGCTAACGGCAAAGAATTGCATCAGCTTGGCTCACGGGTCTTTGACTACTTTGACAACAAGGCCAAGATTCAAGAGAACGCGACCAAGAAGGGCAACACGTCTGACCTTGAAGAGTTCATGGCTTTGGAGCGTCTCAAGCAGCAAGAGGAAGAACTGAAGGAGCGTATGGTCTACGCTGGTCGACCTGGCATGTGGGATGACTGGGTTAAGTTCCAAGCTATGGCTGCCCGTAAGCGCAGAGAGGCCAAAGAAGCTGCTGCTCGTGAAGCCCTTAGACGCAAGAAAGCCATTGCAAGGCTTACTGAATACATTGCGATGAGTATGGCTGCTGTTGTCCTTGCAGGGTTGATTATTTACGGCATTGTGCTGTACATAAGGTATCTGCGATGAGTGACGAAAAGCTAAACGCCAACTCCACACTCGACAAGGTGCTCGGGTATGTGGACTCACCCTTCAAGCTGTTTGCCATCCTGATTATGGGCATTGTGGCTTTTACCGGCTACTTTATGTGGCAAAACCAAGAGTTCATGCGGGATGCTTACAAAGAGTCCAAGAAGCTGCCTGAGATCAACACTGGTCGTGCAGACGATGCCAGTGCAATGCTGTTTAAAAAGACTGGTGCTACGGTAGTTGCTATTTTCAAGGTCAACCCTTTGTTTAACAGTCGGGTGTTGTACAAGGCATACACCAAAGACGGCAGGGACAAAACCATTGAAGATATTGATGTTGGCCTGTTCAGCCAGAACTCTGCCAATAATGCCGATGTAATCAAGTTGATGACCAACGAGATTCCTTGCTCCGAGTACCGATATGCTCAATCTGAAGTTGGGCTGTGGTACATCGAAAAGGGGGTGGGTTTTACTTGCCGGGTAAGTGTCCCACCAGACAGCCACAGGTTTGTTGGACAGATTACGGTGGGCTGGACACAGCAGCCCGAGAACCTTGAGCAAGTGAAATTCATGCTGGAGATCGCCAGCGCCATGCTAACCAAAAGGGGTAACTGATGTTTCCATTGACCGCATTACTTGAAGTGGGTGGCAAGCTGATTGACAAGCTAGTACCTGATCCAGAAGCCAAAGCCAAAGCACAGATGGAGTTGGCAAAAATGGCGCAGGACGGTGAACTTGCAAAGATGGCTAATGACACCAAGTTGTTTGAGACTGAGCAAAACAACCTCACAGACCGCTTAAAAGCAGATATGTCATCTGACTCTTGGCTGTCCAAAAACATTCGCCCTATGACCCTTTTATTGATTCTGGGGGGCTATTTCACATTCGCCATGATGTCTGCCTTTGATTACGACACCAACAGGTCGTATGTTGAGTTGCTTGGACAATGGGGAATGCTGGTGATGTCGTTCTACTTTGGTGGACGAACATTGGAAAAGATTATGGATATGAAATCTGACAAGAAAGACAAGGACGCAAAGTGATTACTGCTGAACAACTTAAAGAATTGCACATCTCCGAAGACTGGTTGGAGCCTTTAAATGAGGCTTTCCAGCGCTATGAGATCAACACTCCTTTGCGGATGGCTGCTTTCATTGGTCAATGTGCCCACGAGTCCGGCAACTTCAAAACTCTGCAAGAGAACCTGAACTACTCTGCTGAAGGTTTATGCCGTGTCTGGCCTTCACGCTTCCCCACATTGGAAGCTGCTCAACCTTACCACCGCAATCCTGACAAGATCGCCAACAAGGTCTATGGTGGTCGTATGGGTAACGGTACTGAAGAAACAGGTGAGGGTAGCCTGTACAAGGGCCGAGGTCTTATTCAATTGACCGGCAAGGACAACTACACTTTGTGTGGTGATGCCTTGAATATGGATTTTATCCATTCGCCTGATCTGGTCTTGGCTCCAAAGTATGCGGCATTGAGTGCTGCCTGGTACTGGAACAAGCGTGGCCTGAACAAAGAGGCCGATGCAAAAGACTACACCGCCATGACCAAGAAGATCAATGGCGGCGTAATTGGTCTAGATGACCGCATCAAGCACATTAATCACGCGCTTGAGGTTTTGTCTTGAGGATATTCCAGTTCAAGCAACAACTCTAAGTAATGAATGGCCTTGCGAATGTCAGCAGCGCCATTCTTTTCTTTGTACCTAGTCACATACTTCACTACGTTCCCGGCACAAAAACCTAGATCGTTTGCATGGATGTAGACGATAGGCTGGATGCCTTTGTCTTTGTAGTGATTGCCCGAGACTTGTTTATCAAGGGCAGATACATAGATGGGGTCAAAAAAGCAGCCAATGCTTTCGCAGACATGAGGTTGTGGGCAAGAATCACAAGCCATCACGACTCCTTCACAAAGATGCCTTCTGGTGTCAGATGACCCTTGCGGTCTTTAATCTGCTCATAGGCATGGTTAAAACAGCTTACAAGGTCCAAATCAGCAGTGGCGCAACCCATGACAAGGGTAACGAGAATATCGCCGTATGCATCGATCATGGCTTCTCGGTCATTGTTTTCAATTGCATCAAACAACTCGTGGACTTCTTCCTGAGTTTTTCTAGCTTGTGCTTTGGGGTTGCTGTTCTGGACAATGCCACGATCCTCACCCCATCGGATGACGTTCATCTCAATCATTGAGTAGCTCATGCTTGCTCCTTATTCTCGTCAAAATCAAACCACTCGTGCAATTCGTTGAGCACTGCTCGTACGATTTCTTCGTTGATGTCTGCTTTGCTTGGTGCATCGTTGTGCTTGTAAGCTCTTGTGTGCCCGAGCACCACTCCGTTGGTGATGCACTGTTCAAGCAACTGAATAAATTTTGGTGTCATGCTTGCTCCTTGCTGATCATCCAAACACGCAGACCTGTCTCTTCTTTGCGGGTGGAGATGGTCTTGCCTGGGTACTTGTTTTTCATTGCATTGATCTGGGCGCGGATGTAGCCAATCTTTTTGGCATCTGTTACCGGAATGAAAAAGGAATCACCAGACTCCATTTCGTCAAAGGGATATGCTTTTTTTGTTGCAAGAGGGATGTTTTTTTCAATTTTGAACATGATGTTTCCTTATCTAAACCAGAGATA